TATTGACGCTGACCCTGCCGGCACCTGGAGCCGGGGCCATTGTCCTGACGGGCTATGCCCCGACGGTGACGAATGGTCAGAGCTACACGATCACGCCTACTGCTGGCGCGGTGGTCGTGTCGGGTTCGGCCCCGGCGCTGGCAAAAACCGCTAACCAGTGGGTGACGCCTACTGCTGGCGCGGTGGTCGTGTCGGGTTCGGCCCCGGCGCTGGCAAAAACCGCTAACCAGTGGGTGACGCCTGTCGCTGGCGCGGTGGTACTGAGCGGGTCGGCCCCGGCGGTACTGAACGGGCAGAGTTATCTGGTGACGCCCGCTGCGGGGGCTGTGAGCCTCGCAGGAGCTGCTCCGAGCGTTTCGGCCACGGCGCATCAGACGGTGACGCCGGGAGCCGCCAGCGTCGTTCTGAGCGGTTCCAGCCCGGTTCTCGCGTTCTCGGATAACCGGGTCGTGACGCCGGACGCCGGGGCGGTTGTATTGGCCGGCGCTGCGCCGAGTCTGTCGCAGGCGGGTTCGTGGAACCTGACGCCGGGGGCGGGTGCGATCCAGATTACCGGGTATGCGCCGGTCGTCATTGGCAAGCGCCCGCAAGGGGCCGGGAAGTCCAGTAGCAAGCGCCGCCGTGTCGTGATCGGCGAGCGGGTCTATGAGGTCAACGAGCGCGACATTCCGGCGCTGTTGGAAGCGGAACTGCTTGACCGTGCGCCGCCGAAAACCGCTGAAGTGGTCGCCGGGCCAGCGCCGAAAAAGCGGGTCAAGAAGCAGCCCGTCCGGTCGGTCGAGGAAGTGCGGACGACGCTCGCAAAGGTGGAACGGGCAGTACAGGCGCAACCGGATGCGGATTGGCTGTTGCCCGCTCTGGAGATGGTCGCCCGCCGGGTGATCGAACGCATTCAAGATGAGGAAGAAGCCTTGATGCTTCTGCTAGCCGCATGACGCCAGAGCAGACGATTGAACGCGCCCGCCAGGTGCGCCTGTTTCTGGACAGCGATCACTTCAAAGAGGCGTGGGGCGCAGCGGATGCCGATCTTGTGCGCGAGTTCAAGGAAGCGGCCAGTCCTGAGCAGGCCATGCGGATTTACGAAGAGATGCGGGCGATGGCTCGCCTGTATCGACTTTGGAACACCTACCTTGCCGACGCGAAGATCGCCAGCAAGGAGAAGGAAGCACAGGAGAAGCCAACGCGAAAGCGCGGCTACTTCTGACCACGCCGCCACCGTGCGGATTCGACGCCCTTCGGGGCGTTTTTCATTTGTGAGACTCCATGTCTGACGAAACCCAGTCGCCATCGAGCGACGACGATATCGTTGCGCGCCTGATGGCTCTTGAGCCTGACGACGCACCAGAGGAACAGCCTGAGTCGCCTGAGCCTACCGAGGAACAGGACACTGAGCCGGTTGATTCTGAGGAACCCGCCGAAACCGAGGCGGAAGAGGAATCCGAGGGGGAACCCGAGGAATCCGAGGACTTTCTTGAACTGCAATACAACGGGGCACCAGAAAAGGTGACTCGTGAGCGCGCCCAAACGCTCGCGCAACAAGGTCTGTTCTATGAGCGCAACCAAGCTCAAGCGGAACAGCACTGGACGCAAGCGAAGGAAGTCGCGCAGCAGGTTGTTCAGCAGCTACAGGCTGTGCCGGAGTTGAGGGAAGCGGAGGCGGCGGTTGCTCTGTATGAGCGTGCGCTGAATTCGATTGACCTCGGCGAAATGCAGCAGTTGGCGACCGAAGATCCTGCGAAGTACCTTAGCAAGCTGGCCGAGTACAACACCCTGAGCCGTCGCGCACAGGAAGCGAAAGCCAAGCTTGGCGAGGTATCGAAGCAAGTTCAGGAGTCCATGCAGAAATACCAGACCGAGACGCTCCAGCGCGAGCGTGACGCACTGCTCAAAGCGGTGCCGGACTGGCGAGACGGGAAGAAGTTCGATCAGGCCAAGAGCCGAATCCTCGCCTACATGGCCGAGCGCGGCTTTAGCGAGAAAGAGCTTTCCAGTCTCATGGATCACAGGGCGCTGCTAGTGGCGTATGACGCCGCTCGGTTCCGCGAAAGCCAAAAGGCGCTGAAAGCATCGGCGAAGCAACTCGGTCAGAAACCGAAGGTTGCCAAGCCGGGCGCGAGTGTTGGCAAGGCCGAGGCGAACGACGAAGCGACGAAGGCGCTACGGCAGCAATTGAAGAAAACAGGCCGACTCGAAGATGCAGCGAAGCTATTCGAGCGGTTTGGCTAGGAGATAGATCATGGCTACGGCCGCAAACCTCACCTACTCGGGCAACAAGATTGCCGAGGACTTCCACAACACCATCTATGACATCTCGCCGACGGATACCCCGTTCGTGACGATGGCGAAGCGGTTCAAGGCGCAAAACACGCTCCATCAGTGGACGTATGACGCGCTGAACGCCGCCGGCACCAACGCGGCTCTGGAGGGCGCGGACGCCGATCCGACCGCCCGCGCGCAGCCGACGACCCTCGGGAACTACTGCCAGATTCTCAAGAAGGAAGTGAGCATCTCCGGCACGTTTGAAGCGGTCAACAAGTACGGCCGCAAGTCGGAGGTCGCCTACCAGACGGCGAAGATGGCGAAGGAGATCAAGCGCGATCTGGAGTACGCCGCCGTTCGCAACCAGGCTTCTTCGGCTGGTGGCGCGACGACTGCCCGCACGATGGCCGGCATCGAAGGCTGGATTTCGGGCAATCGCGTTCTCGGGACGGGCACGACCTCGGGCACGACCACGGGCTACACGGGCGGCATTGTGGGTTCGCCGACGGACGGCTCGACCACGGCCTTCATCGAAGCCGACCTGAAAACCGCGCTGTCGCTGGCGTGGGCGGACGGTGGTGATCCGAGCGTCATCATGATGAGCGCGGTGAACAAGAAAGCCTTCTCGGGCTTCACTGGCGTCGCCACGCGATTCAACGATGTGAAGGGTGCGACGAGCGCCAACATCATCGGCTCGGCGGACGTGTACGTGTCCGACTTCGGGGTTCACAAGGCCGTTCTGAACCGCTACATGCGGGATCAGGCGGTGCTGTGTCTCGACCCGGATCACGTCGGGATCGCGTTCCTGCGGCCGTTCAGCAAAACCCCGCTGGCCCGCACGGGTGACTCGGAGCGTTTCCAGATCATCGGTGAAGCGACTCTCGTGGTCACGAACCCGAACGCGCACGCGAAGGTGCAGAACGTCGGCGGCTAACCGCTGACTCACGGGGGGCCGGGGGAAACCTCGGCCCCTTTTTCATGAAACGACTTTTTGATCATGACCCGGTGGCAGGGGTCACGACCTGGTACGACTACGACCCGGTACAGGACGAAGTGACGCTCAGCTATCAGCAGGATGTGAGCGGCTTTCTGGACGTGCTGAGGCAAAAGCGTAACAACGACGAGGCCACGAAGCAGGGAATCAAGAATTCCATGTGGCATTACGCGACGCTTCCGCCGGTTGTCATCATGGAATTGAAGCAGCGGGGGATTGATGTGTTCGATCCGTCGCACACGAAGGCGCTGATGAAGGCGATCAATGCCGACTTCCCAGCCTGCAAGGTCACTTCTAAGGTGCATCGCTGATGCAAATCGCGGAACTGACTCCGCAAGAGCAGATGGAACTGCTCAAGCCGGCGAAGGAACTGGTAGATGCCGGCAAGTATGACGAGGCGATGCCTCTGCTGTACCAGTTGCTTGAGCGGATGCCCAACAGCGCCGCTGCGCTGCACATGATCGGGTATGTCTACCTGATGGCCGACAAGCAGCCGTTTGCGTACCAGATGTACCGGCGGGCGTTGCAGATCGAGCCGAACAGGGCCGAGATTTGGAACAACTTCGGGCGGGCCGCAGATGAACTGCATCGTTACGAAGAATCGGAAGCGGCGTTCAAGAAGGCATTGAAGCTCGACCCGACGTATGCGCCGGGCTACGCGAACATGAGCGTTTCGCTCATCAATCAGGCGCGTTACGAAGAAGCGTTGAAGTACGCCGAAGAGGCTGTAAAGCTCGACCCGACCAACAAGAATGGCTGGACGAACGTCGGTTTCTCGTCTCTGGCATTGCAGGACTGGCGTCGGGGCTGGACGGGCTACCACAACGCGATTGGCGGCAAGTTCCGCAACGACGTGGCCTATGGTGAGGAACCGGAGTGGGATGGCAAACCCACTGATTGCCTCGTGGTCACGGGCGAGCAGGGCATCGGCGACGAAATCAACTTCGCGCAGATGGTGATTGACGCGGCGAAAGACGTTAAAACGCTGGTCTATGACTGTCACCCTCGGCTAGAGGGAATGTTCCGCCGGTCGTTCGCGCATCTGCCGAATGTGTACGTCTACGGGACGCGCAAAGAGGTTGCGGTCCCGTGGCTCGCGGATCACAAGCCGACGGCGCATATCTCGCTCGCCGACTTGGGGATGTTCTACCGTGATTCGGGCGACAAGTTCCCGAGGAAATCCTATGTGAAGGCCGACCCGGAACGGGTGCTCCAGTGGAAGTCGCTGTTTGACTCATGGGGCAAGCGTCCCACGATTGGCATTGCGTGGTCGGGTGGGACGTTCCTGACGCAGAGCAGTTTCCGTGAGGTTGGCGTCGAGTCGTTCCGGGCGTTGTTTGACGCGGTGGATGCGGACTGGGTTTCGCTGGAATACAAGGATTGCACCGAGCAGATTGCCGGGACGCCTGTACGGTGGTTCGCACGCGGCACGTTACCGAGCGACTATGAAGAAACCGCCGGCATGGTCGGCGCGCTTGATCTGGTGATCGGCATTCACACGTCGGCGCTGCATCTTGCGGGCGCGATGGGTAAGCGGGTGATCTGCCTTGTCCCGGAAGTGCCTCAGTGGAGGTACTACAGGGATGACATGCCGTGGTATCCCGATTGCAGGCTGTATCGCAAACACGCGATGGAACCGTGGGCGTCGGTGATCGCTCGGGTTGCGAAAGCCGAGTTCAAATGATCGAGCTATACGTCGGGTTCGATCCTCGGGAAGCGCTGGCGTATCACGTTTTCTGCCAGTCGGTGATTGAACGGACTTCGATGCCGGTGTCGTTCAAGCCGCTGGCGCTGTCGGTGCTGAGGACTTACGAAGAAACGCACACGGACGGGTCGAACCAGTTCATCTATACGCGGTTCCTGGTGCCGGCGTTGCAGGACTTCGCCGGATGGGCCGTGTTCGTGGATGGCGACATGGTGTGCACCCGCGACATGGCGGAACTGTGGGCGCTGCGCGACTCGCGGTATGCGGTGCAGGTAGTCCGTCACCCGGACTACAAGACGAAGCACCCGATGAAGTACCTCGGCACGACGATGGAGACGGTGAACGCGAGTTATCCGCGCAAGCAGTGGTCGTCGGTCGTGCTGTGGAACTGCGCGCATCCGAGCAATCGGGTGCTGACGCCGAGCTACGTCCAGAAGGCGACGGGGAGCCACCTGCATCGCTTCGAGTGGCTCAAAGACGAGGAAATCGGCGCGTTGCCGGCCGAATGGAACGTGTTGATCGGGGAGCAGGAAGGCGACCCGGCTATTGCTCACTGGACTTTGGGCGTCCCTGAGATTGCCCACTACGCGGACTGTGACCACGCTGACCTGTGGCACAGCACTAAAAACAACCTACTGAGGTGCGGGTGAAGATCAGCGAGCGGATTGACGGAATCACGGGCATTTCGGCCGAGTATCGGGGCGAGGTTCTACCGGCTCCGAAGTCGGTCAAGATCGAACTGACGGCGGCTTGTAACTACGCCTGCAAGTTCTGTGTCCAGTCGGTCCAGAAAGGTTCCGGCACGATGGACCGCGCGCTATTTTCGCGGCTGATTCGTGAGATGCGCGCCGCTGGCGTGGAGGAATTGGGCCTCTTTTACATCGGCGAATCGTTCCTGTGCCACTGGTTGCCCGAAGCGGTCAAAGAGGCGAAGGAAGTCGGCTTCCCGTATGTATTCCTCACGACCAACGGGTCAGCAGCCACGCCGAGCAAGGTCGCCGAGTGCATGAAGGCGGGGCTGGATTCGCTCAAGTTCTCGCTCAACTTCACTGGCGGCAAGCAGCTCGCGGACGTTGCTCAGGTGTCGGAACGCTTCTTCGAGCAGGCGATCACGAACCTGATTGCGGCCCGGCAGATCAGGGACGCGGGCGGCTACAAATGCGGGGTGTACGCCTCGTCCATCGCCTTCACTGGCGAGCAGGGTGACGCGATGCGGGCCGTTGTGGAGCGCGTCAAGCCTTACGTGGATGAGCACTATTGGCTGCCTTTGTATGGCATGAGCGGCGCGGCTGTGGCAGCGGGATTCAAGCCCCGGCCCGGCAATCCGGGCCGGTTGGACAACATGCGCGACCCTCTGCCGTGCTGGGCCGTCTCGACCGAGGGCCATATCAATCACGACGGCACCATGTCGGCCTGCTGCTTCGGGCCAGGTGCGAAGCGTGAATTCGTGATGGCCGACCTGACCGAAGTTGACTTCCTGACCGGCTGGAATTCGGTCAAGTATCAGGAACTTCGTGCCGCTCACATGAGGAAAGACGTTACAGGGACGGTGTGCGAAGGGTGCGCGGCCGGTAGCTGATGCTGGTCATTGTCGGGCATGGGCTGTCGCTGGTTCGGGCAAAGCTCGGCGCGTTCCTTGATGAGCAAACGGTGGTCAGGCTCAAGGATGCGCCGATGGGTGATCCAGAGGTTTGGGGCACGCGAACGGACTACATCTGCTCGCGCAAGGATAACTGGGTCTTAGAGAGGCGTCCGGGGGTCACTTACTGGATGTTCCAGCCCGGCAAGGATCACGGCGAGACGCGATTCTGTGATTATCAGCGGTGGACTAGCTGGTACGCCGGGTACTCGAAGATGAAGCCGTCACATGGCCTGTGTGCGGCCATGTGCGCGGTCGAGTTCCTGAACCCGCCAGAGATAGGCGTGATCGGGTTCGATTCGATGATGCACCCGGACGAACTGGATCAGGGCAAGTACAACCGTCCGCAGGGGCGGTGGTTTCACGACCAACATGCAGAGGCCAAAGCGTTGTATGCGCTCGGGCCGAGGATAGTGAACCTGGAATGCTGATTTCCGAGGAATACCGCAAGCAGCAGGCGCAGCTTCACGCGACGATGCAATACGGCGTGACCGGCCGAGAGTTCGCGCCGGACGTGGCGCGGATCATGGCGCAGCTTGATGCGTCGGAACTGTTGGACTACGGCGCGGGTTCCAGGCTGTCTCTGAAAGCCGGCCTCGATGAGCTTGGCGTCAAGGGCTACGAATATCGGCCCTATGAGCCTGCGGTCCCGCAGTACGCAGAAACACCCGAGCCGTGTTCGTTCGTGTGCTGTATCGACGTTCTGGAGCATATCGAGCCGGAACTGTTGGACAACGTGCTTGACGACCTTCAGCGGGTCACGCAAGGGGTCGGCTTCTTCACGATACACAGCGGGCCGGCGAACAAAACGCTGCCGGATGGGCGAAATGCTCACTTGATCCAGGAGGGGCCGCAATGGTGGTTGCCGAAGATCATGCAGCGGTGGGAATTGCAGTCGTTTCAGCGGCGCAAGCGGGGGTTTCAAGTGATCGTAACGGTGAAATGACATGGCACTAGGAACCTACGATCAGCTCAAGTCGGCCATTTCCTCGTGGTCGCATCGGTCGAACCTGAGCGATTCCGTGCTCTCGGACTTCGTGACGCTGGCGGAAGCCGAGTTCAACCGGGTTCTGCGGTGCGTGGAGCAGGAAACGCGCGATACGCTGTCCGTTTCCTCGCGCTACACGGCTCTACCGACCGACTTTCTGGAATTGCGCCGGGTCGAGTTCGACAACAGCCCGGTCTATCCGCTGAATTCGCTGACGCCGTACCAACAAACGGCGTACCGCACGACGGAACCCTCTGGCGACCCGATCTATTACTCCATCGTCGGGACGGATATCGAGATTGTGCCGACTCAATCGGCGGCGAGCGTGGACATTCTCTATTGGGCGAAGATTCCGGCGCTCTCCACGTCCAACACGACCAATTGGCTGCTGACAGCGTACCCTGACCTGTACCTGTCCGAGTGCTTGCGGCAGGTGGCGATTTACACGAAGGATGACGCCTCTGTTGCTCGCTACGGTCAGCAGGTGTCCGATTCGATCCAGACGATCAAGCGCAACGACGTTTCCAAGCGTTGGGCCGGGCCTTTGGTGATGCGGGCGGGCTGATGGCTATCGTCAAGTACCTCGGGTTCGCTCCTGATATGGACGCGACGACGCCCGGAGTGGTCACGGATTGCTCGCTGATGGAGCCGTCATTGCGTGGCATGAAGGGCGCTCCGGGGCTGTCGGATACCGAGTTCACGGCACTTGCTGGAGCCTGCAAAGGGTCTGCTCTGGTAAAGAAACTCGACGGCACCAGCCGCCTCTTTGCCGCGACGCAGACGAAGCTCTATGAAGGGTCTAGCGGTTCGTGGACGGATCGCAGCGGTTCGACCTATGTCGGGTCGTCGGATGCGCGGTGGACGTTCGCTCAGTGGGGCGACGTAACCCTTGCGCAGAATGGCGTGGACGCGGCGCAGCAGTCCTCTAGCGCGGCGTTTGCGACTCTAACCGCGATGCCGCCGGCCCATCTGATGTGTACCGTTGCCGGCTTCGTGATGTTGGCGAATGTAACTCATGTGAGTTACGCATTCTCCGATGCGTGGTGGTGCTCGGCGCTCTACGATTACACCAACTGGACGCCTTCCATTGCGACGCAATGCGCTCAGGGAAGGCTGTACGACGATCCTGGTGCCATTCGTGCATTGAAGCCGATTGGCGAGAACGTCGCGGCGTTCAAAGAGAGGTCGATCTATCTCGGGCAGTACGTCGGGCCGGACGTGATCTGGTCATGGACGCGGGTTCTGGGCGACATTGGCGCGTACTCCAATGAGGCGGTCGTCTCCGATGGGCTGGCGCTCTACTTTTGGGGCGGTGACGACTTCTATCGATTCGACGGCACGAGGCCGCAGCCGATTGGCGCGGCGGTCAAATCGTGGTTTGCGTCGAATTCGGATCGTGCCTACTGGAGCACCATGCAGGGATCATATGACAAGCGGAATTCGCTGATCCACTGGTACTACGTGCCCAATGGCTCTAGCACTCTGACAGCCTGCATTGTCCTGAACACCCGTACCGGGCAATGGGGCCGGGCGGACAGGTCGATTGAATCGACGGTGGTCTATGTCGCCTCGGCGATCACGTATGACTCGCCGGGGATTCTGACGGGTGTTACCTACGATTCCACGAGCTACCCGCAGTCCTACGATTCGGCGTTTTGGCTGGCGTCCTCCGAGTCTCCGGCGGTGTTCAACACGTCGCACCTGTTGCAAACCCTGACCGGGGTGAGTTCGTCGAGTTCGCTAACGACGGGCGACTTCGGAGACGACGACAGGTATTCGCTGCTGCGAAGGGTTCGGCCTCGGTACACGCAAGCGCCGACGACGGCCAGTGCGACGAACTACTACAAAGCGGACGCCGGGGATGCGGTCACGGCGGGCGATACGGTGTCTGCCGATGATGGCAAGTTCGACGTATTGCAGTCGGCAAGGTGGCACCGGGTCAAGTTCAACTGGACCGGCGACGTTGAAACGACCGGCTATACGGTTGACCTGGTGGCCGAGGGCGAGCGATGAGGCTCGGCGATCCGAAGTTACCACTAGCGACGGACGTTCCGCGACTGGTGACGGCGCTCTATGACGTGCTGCGGAAGATCGTCAACACGGTCAATTCGCTGTGGGACGGGCGGACATTGAGCGGCGCGGGTTCGCCTGAGGGTGTCGTGACTGCCGGGGTCGGAACGCTGTACAGGCGCACGGACGGCGGGGCCAATACGACTCTGTACGTCAAAGAGTCTGGCACGGGGAATACGGGCTGGCGGGCTGTCTAGTAGTCAATACCGTTTTCGTCGAGCATCCGCTGCAGTCTTGCAACTTCGTTTTTAAGACTCAGTTCATTGTCTTTGTAGTGCATCCACGAGTGATGTTTCCATCGCCGGAGAAGTTCAAGGTTCCGTAACCGATTGTCTGATTTGTCCCCGTTCTTGTGATGGACTACCCATCGAGACCAGTCAATTCGACCGTTGACCAAAGCTTCGTGACTTGGGTTTCTCTTGAGAATGGCGCGCTCCATTACGTATCTGTGTTCTAGAACGTAACCATCCTTATCGGCGTCGTGATGACCACGGATTAAGAGGCGGACATAGCCAGAGGTTTCAATGCGTCGGCCACCTTTCCATGAGTGATGGAGCGGTCCGCTGTATTTGGATTTTGCTCTGTCAGTTTGCATTCCCCTGCCACGCAACTGCTCGCCAATGCGAAGCAAATGATAACGAACTGTCTCTCGCGTACAGCCCATCACATTAGCCACGTCCACAAGGCTGTAAAGCTGCTCCGTGTAAAGACGTTGCATCTCCGCTTTTTGCGCGGCGGTCCATTTGTAGCGGGTTGATGTTGTACTCATAAATGAATTATATCAAAGACTACGGCAATACCGGATGGGTGGCGAAGTAATTTCATCTCAGACGCTTCCAGACAAGACCAATCGGGAAAAGGTGCTTGCACTCGAAGCGAAGATGCGCGAGTTGCCACAGGTCGAGATAGAGACGATTCATCATTTCGCGCCGGGCGTGTATGCCCGAGAAATTCGGATTCCGGCCGGCGTCCTGCTGACGGGGATGATTCACAGGACGGAACATTTAAGCATCATTTCAAAGGGTCGAATGACGGTCGTTAGCGCGAACGCAGAGAAGGTCGAGATACAGGCTCCGTACACGCTTTTGTCCAAGCCGGGCGCGAAGCGTGCGATCTATGCGCACACGGATTCCGTCTGGACGTGTATTCACCCGACGACCGAAACCGACCTTGCGAAACTTGAAGAAATCTTTATTGCGCCGTGCTTCGAGGCGCTAGGGGAATGAAATGGCTTGGGTAGCAGCGGCGATTGCTGGCGTTAGCGCTCTTAATGGGCTGATGAACAGCGGCGACCAGACGGTGACTCAGCAGCAGCAGTTGCCGAGCTTCCTTCAACCCTACGGGCCGCTCTATGCCCAAGCGGGTTACAACCTGTTCAATCAGCCGTATCAGGCGTATCCATACGAAACGGTCGCGCCGTTCACGCAGGACCAGCAGTCTGCGATGGACATGGTTCGGCAGCGGTCGATGGCCGGCTCTCCTGTCGTGAACGCAGCGCAGCAGCAGACGCTTAACACGATCAACGGCGACTATCTGAACCCGCAGACGAATCCGTACCTGCAACAGACGTTCGACCAAGCTGCGAACCGGGTCACGGATGCGTTTTCACGTGGAACGGCAGCGCAGACGGATGCGCGGTTCGCCCGTGCCGGTGCGTTCGGTGGATCGGCGTGGAATCAGGCGCAACAGGCCAATCAGACGGCTTTGGGCGACTCTCTGGCGGGCATGGCGGCGAACATCTTCGGCAACAACTACGCGCAGGAAAGGAACCGCCAGCAGCAGGCCGCGCAGTTCGCGCCGAATCTGGCCGCGCAGGACTACCGGGATGCCGAAGCCCTGTTGAACGTCGGCGGGATGCAGCAGCAGCTAGGCCAGCAATACCTGACGGACGATGCGAGCCGGTTCCAGCAAGCTCAACAGTACCCGTACCAGCAATTCCAGATGTTCGGTTCGATGTTCTCGCCGAACTTCGGGATGAATTCGACGCAGAGCTATCCGGGCGTTAGCCCGTTAAGTGGCGCATTGGGCGGTGCGTTGGGCGGTGTCGGGCTGTACAACTCGCTGAATCAGGCTGGCATGTTTGGCGGTAGTGGGTCGCTCGGTTCTGCCACGGCTGCGACGCCGTTCACGAGCAATTGGGGTTCGGCCTCGATCTGGAACTAGGAGCGAAGATGTTCAGTCCTTCGATGCAAGCTCTGAGCGCGGCCTACGGGCTGCTTGGTGGGAACTTCGTGTCTCCGCGCATTGGCGGATACGGGTTGCTCGGCCAGCCGCCGGCCGTTCCGCAGGGTTACGGGCAGACTGGCAACCTCATGGCGCAGTACCTGCAAAACCTCTATATGCGCCGGTACAACCCGCCTGCGCTGGCGCAGTATCCGGGCATGGTCGGATCGCAGCTGGGGCCGGGCGGGATGGCGTATCAGGCTCCGACGCCCGCAAACAAGCCGTTGCCAAGCGCGCAGAGCAACCCGCTCGGGTTCCTTTCGCAGCCGGATAGCAGCGGACTGCAAAACTGGCTACAACAGCAATACGCCTATGCGTTGAGCGGTGGCGGTGGGGGTTAAGCGATGGGACTTCTCGACCAGTTTTCCGCGCTTCCTGCCGAGCAGCAACAGGCGATCAATTCCGGCCTGCTGTCGATGGCCGGTGCGCTGCTCACGCCGCAGTGGAAGGGCGGGGGCATGGGCGCCGCGTTCCAAGCGTTCCCGGCCGCGATTGACCGAGCACAGCAGCAATCCCGTCAGAACAAGATGCTGACGCTGCAAGAGCAGCAGATCGGGCTACAGACTGACGAGGCGAAGCGCAAGGCCGAAGCGCAGGCGCGGCAGCAGGAGGCGCTTGCTAAACTGCTGAGCGATCCGGCGTTTGCCAACAATCCCGCTGCCGCTGCGCTGCTTGGGATCGGGCAGGCGGACAAGGCGGTGGAGCGGGCCTATCCTGCGCCTCAGAAGCCGACGTTTCAGACGTGGTACGAAAACGGCCAACAGAGGTCGGGATTCGTCGCGCCGGGTCAGGCTCCGCAGCCGGTCGGCGAAGCCAAGCCGCCGGACATGAACCAGTACCTGATTCCTGATGGCAAAGGTGGATGGATGCCGAATCAGGCGTTCATCAATGCAAAACAGTCGGTCGCGGCAGCGGGCGCGGGTCGGAATAGCGTCACGATGGTCCAAGAGCCGGCCGAAGCGAAGAAGGTCGGCGAATACTACGGGACGCAGTTCGCCGACATTCAGAAGGCGGGGCTTGACGCTGCTGGCAAGGTGAACCGACTGGATCGGATGCAGCAGCTTCTAAGCGGGCTGGAAACCGGCAAACTCACCCCTGCCATGACAGAGGTCAAATCGACGCTCGAAGCGCTCGGCATTCCAGTGGACAAGAATCTCGGCAACGCGCAGGCGGCGCAGGCTTTGTCGAATGAACTGGCGTTGCAGATGCGTAACCCCTCTGGCGGTGCCGGGATGCCGGGCGCCATGTCGGACGCGGACAGGAACTTCCTGCAACAGACGGTGCCGAGCCTTTCCAAAACGCCGGAAGGCAATCGCATGATGATCGAGACGGCGAAACGACTCGCCAAGCGCGATCAGGAAGTCGCCAAGTTAGCTCGGGACTATCGCGGCAAACATGGGCACCTGGACGAAGGTTTCTTCAACGAGTTGCAAGCGTACTCGGAGAAGAACCAGATGTTCGCGGACATGGGAGCGCCGAAAGCGCAGGGCTTTAGCATCAGGAAGCTACCGTAATGGCACGGTACGAAATCACGGGGCCGGACGGCGCGAAGTACGAAGTTACCGCGCCGGACGATGCGACCGAGGCGCAGGTATTGGAGTACGCGAAGCAGAATTTCAACGCTTCGCCCGCGCCGAAGGATGCACCTGCGCCAATGTCCCTCGTGGACAGGATCAAGCAGGCCGCCATGCCGGAGATGGGTATTTTCCGGGGTGCCCGTGATGCTGTGGACGCTGGCGCTCAGATGCTTGTCCGGGGCGCTGCCGCTGCCGGGATTGCGCCTGAGTCGGAGGTCGCCCGCGTTGACAAGATGAACCGCGACGCGGAACAGCAGTACCAAAAAGGCCGGGCGGATACGGGCTTTGACGCCTTGCGGCTGGTCGGCCAGGTGATGGGTACGGCCCCGATGTTCGCAGCCGCTCCTGTGGGCGGCACGCTGGCCGCAAAGACGGCAATCGGAGCCGCGACGGGTGCCGGGTTCGGCGCGCTGAATCCGGTCGAGAATCCCGGCGAGGATTTTTGGTCACAAAAGGTCAATCAGGCAAAGACCGGGGCCATCTCCGGGGCCATCGCTGCGCCTGTCACGGCTGCGCTGTCCCGCATCATTCAGCCGAAAACGTCGGACGAAGTAACGAAGCTCATGCGCGAGGGTGTTACGCCGACGCCTGGGCAGGTGCTTGGCGGATCGGCGAAGGCGGCAGAGGAAAAGCTGACCAGCGTTCCGATTGTGGGCGACGCGATCCGCATGGGCCAGCGCCGGGCGCAAGGCGAGTTGAATACGGCCGCCGTCAATCGTGCGCTCTCCCCGATTGGGGAGAAGCTACCGAAAGGTGTTGTTGGGCGAGACGCTATCGACTTCGCTGAAAAGACGCTCGGCCAGTCATACGACGATGTGCTTAACCGCGTCGGTGCGCCGAAGATCGACAACCAGATGCTGGGCGAGTTGGCGAACCTGCGGAACATCGTCGCCAATCAGCCGAAGGACTTCGCTGGCCGGCTCGAAAAGATCGTTGACAACGAAATCCTCGGTCGCACGCAGGACGGGCGACTGACGGGCGAAGCGATCAAGGCCGCAGAGGGAAATCTTGGGCAGCTTGCCAGAGGGCTGCGGTCTAGCCCCGACTTCGATACGCGCAAGCTTGGCGAAGCTGTTGACGAGACTCAGCGGATTCTTCGTTCGTGGCTGGAGCGCAGCGCGCCGAAGGATGTATCGCAGCAGTTGAAGGCGACGAATGCCGGATGGGCGAACTTCAAGCGGGTGCAGAGGGCGGCGTCGTCTGTGGCCGCCGAGGATGGGGTTTTCTCTGCCGCGCAACTACATAACGCCGTGCGGGCGCTCGACCGGACGAAGGATAAGGCCGGATTCGCTCGCGGCGATGCGCTGATGCAGGACTTGTCCGGCGCGGCGAAGAAGGCGCTGTCTCAGACGGTGCCGGACAGCGGGACGCCGGGGCGCTTGATGGCTGCGGCTTTGGCCGGCGGTGGGCTTGGGTATCTCAGCCCGACCGCGCTTGCGCTGACCGGCGCGGCTGCTCTGCCGTATACGCCGGCCGGTCAAAAGACGGTGGCGGCGCTACTTGCGCGACGCCCAGAGCTTGCCCAGCCGGTAGCCGAAGCCGTGCGAACGGTCGGCGCTCCCGTCCTGACTGGCGGCTTGTTCGGCCTGCTCAGTCGGTGACTTGTCGCGTTTCCAGATGTAGGGGATTGCTGCAACCAGGGCCGCACCGATGACGATGCGCCAAAACTGATCGTCGCTCACGATTCCTCCAAAGCCGCCTCCGGGCGGTTTTTCGTTTCCAGAGGGTAACAAATGGCCGTACCTACCGCAATCACCGATCTTTCCGCCACCGCAGCGAGCAATAGCCCGGCGGGGTCGGATGCCGTGTTACCCGATCTGGACAACTTCCTGCGGGCCATTCAGGCGTTCATTCGGCAGGGGGATACGCGAGCGGCGAACGTGGCCTCTGCCTCGACTGCTGACCTCGGCGCGGCGGTTGGCAGGTTCGTGAACATTACCGGCACGACGACGATTACCAGCTTCGGGACGGTCGCGGCGGGTATCTGGCGAGTCGTCACCTTTGCCGGTGCCTTGACCCTGACGCACAACGCAACTTCGCTAATCCTGCCGGGCGGGGCGAATATCACGACGGCTGCAGGGGATAGCCTGATTGCCGAGTCGCTCGGGTCGGGGAACTGGAAGGTTCACGTCTTCATGCCGGCGGCCGGCTATGTGAACAAGGCCGGCGACACGATTTCCAACCTGATGACGTTCGACGGGGGAGCCGCGTGGACGAATGCGAGTTGGTATAGGACGCAAAAATTCGTTGACGGCCGCGCGCTGGCTTTCGGCTCTACTTCGTCCTCTTACAAATTCGGCCTCGGTGCGTCGGTCAGCGAGTTGTACCTGTTCTCCTACACCGCAGAGGACACGACCGGAGCCCCCACCGACCGGGTTCGGATTACAGCATCGACTGGCCTGACCTACCTGAGCGGGGTCTATGACAACACGAGCGCCGGGGCGGCGAACGTCTTTGTGACGACTAACGGCGCGTTGTACCGTTCTACTTCGTCGTTGCGATACAAAGCCGACGTTCGCAGCTACGCCAACGCCTTGCAAGATGCGCTGAATCTTCGGCCGGTGACGTATGCCAGCAAGTCGCAAAGCGATGCGGGTCGTAGGTTTCTCGGGTTCATCGCTGAGGAAGTGGACTCCGCCGGGATCAAAGAGGCTGTCGTCTATGACGAGCAGGGACGGCCGGACGCCTTGCACTACGGCCAAATGGTCGCTATTGCCATCGGGGCCATTCAAGCGCAGCAGCAGCAGATTGAAGCCCTCAAAGCGCAGATTGCGGCACTCAAATGATGAGGTTCGCGCTTCTCGCGCTCTACGTCGAGCTAGCGGCCCTGCTCGCGTACCCGCTCGTTCCGATCGCAGTGCTGTTCGCCGACAACCTCGGCCGCCTGCCGAGCTGGGCGCAGTGGCTGGAGACGCAGGATCGCCCCGGCTTGCTCGGCCCTCCGAGCGAGGGCTATCCAGCGTCAAGGTGGGGACTGGTTCGATGGCTCTGGCGCAATCGTGCGTACACGCTCAGGAATCGCTACCGAGCCACGCCGAACTATAACGACTGGTCGCTTGTCGTGGATGGCGACATAGAGTTTCCGCGCTTCGGCGGATCAATCCTTTCCATCGTGATCGAGTCGAAGGGTCGGCGTTGGTGGTATCGGCGCTGGTCGCTCTCGTTCGTCCACTTCGTTTTGTACTTCCACGCTGGTTGGAAGTTGCTCGGGTACACGGAAGGTGCGCGGCCTGCGCCGAATGCAAAGGTCAGCACCGGAATGTTCATTGGGGTAGCGATACGAAGTGACGACCTGCGTGGCTGAGATGGCGGAAATCGAACTGACTGAGCGCGAGGAACTTGTTGCCCAACGCGCGGCGAATTTGGCGGTGCAAAAAATGACGCAAGAGTTCTATGCCGACATCGGCAAGTCAGTCATCAACCGATGGCTAATCATCATCGGGGCAGTGGTCGTCGCCTTTGCGACTGGCAAGGGCTGGATATGGAAGTAGCGTTCGACCGCGCCTTCGCCGAGGTCATCGGGGTAGAAGGCGGCTACCAGACGCTACGCAACGACCGGGGAAACTGGACTAGCGGTCGGGTCGGCGAAGGCGAGTTGAAGGGCACAAAGTACGGAATCGCCGCTCATGCGTACCCGGACCTGGACATTGCCAATCTGACGCTAGACCAAGCGAAGGCGATCTATCGCCGGGACTATTGGGATCGCGTGCGGGGTGATGCGTTTCCTGAGTCCGTAGCGGCGCAACTGTTCGACGCGGCGGTGAATCACGGCACTGGAGCGGCTATCAAGATGCTGCAACGCGCGGCAGGGGTCGCGGATGACGGCGCAATCGGGCCACTGACTCTGGGCGCTGTACACCGTGCAGACGAACGCCAATTGCTCGCGCACTTCAACGCCGAACGACTCGACCTGTACACGGTGCTACCTACATGGCCTAGCTTCGGGCGAGGATGGGTCGGCCGGATCATCAAGCAACTGAGGCGCATCTGATGGACATTTTGAAGGTCATTGCCCCGACCGTTGCAACAGCTCTCGGCGGCCCTCTGGCTGGACTTGCCGTGGATGCTCTCGGTGCTGCCTTTGGGTGGACAGACGCGACGAAAGAAAAAGTCGAGTCGGTTCTGACTTCCGGCCAGATGACAGGCGAGCAGATCGCACAAGTGAAGGCCGCCGAGATTGCGCTACAGCAGCGGTTGGCGGAATTGAAGGTTGATCTTGAGTCGATTGACCAGAAAGACCGGGCGAGCGCACGCGAACGACAGTCGGCAACGAAGGACGGCACGAATACCGTTCTCGCGTATCTCATCATCTGTTCGTTCATCTGGATGGTCGCGCTGATGCTGCTCGGTTACGCGAAGGTTGAGACGGTGTTGGGTGGAACGCTGGTCGGCTATCTCTCGGCGAAGGCCGAACAGGTGTTGGCGTACTACTTCGGCTCTACGCGGGGTAGCGCGATGAAAACGGAGTTGCTTGCCAAAGCGGGGCAGAAATGAGCGACAAGACCTTTGGGCGAGTCGTTATCGCCGTGTGCCTGGTTGTGCTGTTGCTGCTTGCGCTGACTTCGTGCGCGGCGGTGCCGGAGGTCAAACCGGACATTCCCGACGATCTGTCGCTGACCTGCTGCCGGGGTCAGTTGTGCGTGATTAGCAAGTCCGCCGACCAAGCGATGGTCTTTGCTACCGGCTGCGAGAGCGTCAGTGGCAGGGGAATATTCATGCAATCGAACGCAGTCAATACGCTGCGCGGCCTGTTGAGCCGATAAATGGCAAAGGTATTTGACATGGGATTGCTGGAACTACTGAGCATCATTGGCTCGCGCGCAGAGAAAAACACCAATCCCTTGTCGGGTCTTTTGCAATACACGGGACGGGATCATCCCGCCACAGGAAGACCAATCATGCGTGGGCCGAGCGGCGAGTCTATGACTGAGTATTCCGTAACGGTGCAAGACCCACGCTTGAATGGCGGCCTCTTTACCAATGTTCCGTCAATATGGAATGGGCAGATTGTCGGAAGCGATGACGATGCGGTGGACTATGCGCTAAAGAGCGGCCGGCGTTTCGTTGGCTATAAGACTCTTGCCGAAGCAATGGCGGCGGCGCAAAAGAGGTCGAAGAATCTCGGCCTTCTGATGCCGGATGGCGAGTGATGGCAAGGGCATCTGAGCCGCCGATTCGCTTCGCGCGGATCAACGGGCGCAGGTGGCGGATCGAGCTAGTCGAAACGCTCGTTGACGCGGAAGGCGCTCCGAACCTCGGTCAGTGCGACGCGGACGATAGGCGGATTGCGCTGCGGATCGGGCCGCGCCACCAGTTGCAGGACACGCTGTTCCATGAGCTTGTCCATGCCGCGTCGATTTCACGGTCGAGATTGGCGCTGATCTTGGCGCTCTCCGGCCACCGGAAAACTATGGCGCAAACTGGTGGGTCGCTATACGCGAAGTCGGCTGCGAAGAAGCGTGGCCGCAGCCACCGATACCGCTGCGCGTCCAGCTCGGCCTCGGCAAGCTGCCGGCGCAGTTCGTCGCGCGCGGCGGTCAGGCGCTCGATCTCCGAGGCGGCATCGCGCATCGCAGGAATGCTCGGGCACGGGCCGCGCAGGCGTTCGATCAGGTCGCTCATCGCTGTTCCTTCGCATCATTGATGGCGGCGATCTCGTCAGGTAGCGCGCGGATGCGGTCGCTCAGAGTCTGCAATACCGTGTGCGGGTCCGGGTCCTCCGGCCTGAACACGAAGGTACGGCCGTCCGGCAGAGTCACCGGCGGCGGGTACAACAGGGCGTGAATGCTCATCAGAAGATTCGCGGTCAACTCGAATCGCTCGCGTGCGTTGTCGCGCTCGGCGGTCAGGCGCTCGATTTCCGCTGCTTGCCCATCTAACACGGCAACGATCTGGCTACGATGTAACTTCGTGAACCCGTCGCCGAGCCAGTCGCCGCGCATCGCTTCCAGCGCCTCACACACCTGGGCGAGCGCAGATTGTGCGTCACTCATCGCTGCTCCTTCGCTATCCAATGCAGGTCGAACGGATGGAACCTGCGCACGCGCCTCTCGCCGAAGAATCGGACGCGCACGTGATGCGTGGCACTGGTCACGAGTCCGAGCTGGCCCATGTACGACACGAGCGCGCCGCGTCTGGCCGGGACGCCGTAGGTGCGCCGCACGTATTCCATGCTCATCGCTGTTCCTTACTCTCGTTCTCGGCCAGGTGCTTGAGCAGCAGCGCGAGTGTCGTTGCCGTATACATGTAACGCTGATTCAGCAACTCCATCCGCGCTTCGACCCCCATGTAGCCGAGGTCGTTGTACTCATCGACCAGTCGCTTATCGGCCTCTTGCCACTTGGCGAGAATTTCGGATGGGGTGCTCATCGCTGTTCCCACTCGGACAGGTCGCGCGTGTCCAGCATCCCGGATAGGCGGCGGATCATCGTGGTAGTGCTGGTCATCTGGGTCATCGCAGAATGCTCCATACAAGCCATGCGATGAGCGACGGCACGACGCAGACGATCAGGTAATTGAGGAACGAGAAAAGGGCATTGACGCCAGCGAACCACCCGCCGCCGTCGCCTGACCTGCTGTTTATGTTCCACGCGGCCATGAACGTGCCGACCGTGATTGCGAAGGGCAGGAGCCACCAGCCCCATTCGATCGTGATGTTCATCGTCATTTCTCCTGCGGCGCTACCTGCGCCTGTAGCCGTGCGATCAGTCGGCGCACACCGCGCTGCTTCGTCGCCTCACCACGCGCCTGCCATAACCCCGTACCGGGCCAGAAGTCGTACCGGCCGGCGACGATCAGGTGCGCGCCGCCGTTTTTCGACTCGAACGGGATGCCGGCCTGCTTGAGCATCTGCGCGGAGGCGTCACGGTTGCCAGCGCGCTTGGCTGCGCGTTGCCGCCCCCACTCGCGCCACATCTCGGCAGTCTCCAGATCATCGTCATCAGGCGAACACGGATCACTCAGCCTGTCGGCCAGTTCACGCATTTGCTCTGGGGTCATCTATTTCTCCTGCGGCACGGTGGCCGCGTCAAATTGCTTTTCCGAGATAGTCCCGGCAGAGTGCGTGTGCGTAGTCAACAATTCGACTGGCATCAGCGTTGGTCACAATCATTTGATGCAGCGTTGCCATGCGTTCGTCGAGGTCAACATGATCGGCAACGGAACTGTCTTTCTGTCGTGCGCGCAGTTCCTCAACAAGTTCATCGGTCGAAAAGTCCTCAAGGTCAACTTCAACGTCAACATATGTCGTGACGGTGCGGCTCATCTCTGGGTCTCCACAGGCATCGGTTTCTCGACTCGCTGCGCCGGGTCGCCGTCCGCCGATCCGCAGCCGACCAGGCCGGCGACGACCAGCACGATCAGCAGCGTGGCGGCGTAGCGGTTCATCGCGCGGCCCTCATGATCGCTTCGCCGATGACCTGGACGACTTGCGGGACGACGGCGTTGCCGAGGGCTCGCAATCGGTCCACCCTTCGGGGAACCCCATGAGCCACTCGACCCACGCCGGGTTCAGGGAGCCACTCGCACGGGACGGTCCGACGGCCCGTCCTAGCAGTGCGTTCACCGGCACGTTCGCGCAGTCGCCCGTGTCCTTGTGATCGCGCGATGTCGGCGTCGGCCACATGCGGACGTACTCCGGTAGCGAATCCGGCTTGCGACCAGAGGCTTTCCGCGCCTTCGACATCGAGGACATCTTCGTGCCGTCGCCGGCCAACGGCGTCTGGAAGAACGCCCGGCAGCCCGGATGCTTCTGCATCGACGGGGCAAGCTGATTCGCGGTCGCGGTCGCGGTCGCGAGCCACGATCCAGACTCGCTGCCGGATGTGCGGGGCGCCGACGGCTGCAGCCGGAACAACAAGCGCCCGCCCGGCGTAGCCGTCGGCCTCCAAGTCAGCGAGCACTTGGTCGAGCCCCAATGTGACGTGACCAGCAACGTTTTCAGCAACGACCCAAGCGGGTCGGACTTCGCCAACAAGTCGGCGCATTTCCGGCCAGAGATGGCGAGGGTCTTGCGCGCCCCGCTGTTTGCCGGCGTGCGAAAACGGTTGGCAGGGGTAGCCGCCGCAGATGACATCGACGGCACCGATTCCGTCGGCAGCAAGTCGAGCTGCGGTGAGGGTTCGCACGTCGTCGTAACAGGGGACACCAGGCCAGTGCTTGGCGAGGACGGCACGACAGAATGGCTCGATCTCGCAGAACGCGACGGTTCGCATCCCGGCTCGCTCGAGGCCGAGGCTGAATCCACCGATGCCCGAAAACAAATCGAGCACTCTAAGTCGTCGCACGGTGCGTCGCTGAAAAGGTCGAGGACATTCACAACAGCCCCGGTCCGCGCTGTCGCACCTCGCACCGCGCCGCCACCACCCGCCGGTCGCGCACGTACTGGACTCGCATCTGCTTGAGGATGAGCAGGTAGGTCATTCGATCAGCCCCTCCCGCAGCGCCGCCGCAATCGTGTGCGCGCGGTGCCGCGTGCCGAGCTTGAGCTTTGCCATCTGCAAGTGCTGCTTGAGCGTGGCCGGCGCAATGCCGATCTGGTCGCGCGAGTCCTTCAGGTTCCCGCCGTCGGCGAGATACTGGAGCGCCTTGCGCTGCTGTGGGGACATTCGGATCATGCCGCCTCCAGTTGTTTTTCCATTGCGTCAAGCTCGGCCAGGAAGTCCCGAGCGCCGGCCTCGATGCGCTCCACTTCGGCGCGATCCGGCTCGAAGCGGCGGATGAACAACTGCGGCTTCCTCACGCGCGGATCGAACGACACGAAATCGACCCACTGCCGGCCGGTGCAGGCCAATTGCGCCAACATTTGCGGCTTGTGCTCGTCCGGCACTTCGCCGGCCATCACCCATGCCAGGTGCTTCGGCGTCGTCGGACACTTGATCTCGATGAGGCCGGCAGCGCCAACAAGTCCGTCCGGCGTCGCGCCGAACCAGTCAATCGACGGATGCAGGACGAACACCTCCGGCCCGACAAGCTCGCCGGTTTCCGCTTCGTATGCGGCGGTGGCGTCGGCCTGGTGCGCGATTCCCCATTCCATCGCCGGGGTAACGTAGTGCTCGACGGCGACGCCGCTCATGCGCTCGGCGAGCAGATCGAACATGAGCTTCCTGCGGGCCTCGGACGGCTTGCCATTTTTCAGCACGGCGATTGCGTCGGCCATGCGCGAGGCGGTCAGGCAGCCGCGACGCGCGGCGTGCCATTGGTTCGTGCCGGCGAGGGCTTCGACTTCCATCATTCGGCCTCGATCACTTCGGCCGGCGGGGTGTCGGCAGCCTCTGCCGCCGCCTTGAGCGACGGAATGTGATCGCGCAGCGCCGCTCGCGCTTCGTGGCTCGCCGACTTCCAGTACGCGCGGAATGCCTCGGTACCTTCCATAGCGGCCGTCTGCGCGGATTCCAACAGGCCGGCAGGCATCGCCGGCTCGATCACCTCGGCAGCGCCCATGTCGCGCTCGACGCGCGGCATCGCCTCGACTTCCTCCGGTGCGTACATGCCTCCGGTCGCCACCGGATAGACAGTCCGCACGCCTTCGCTGATGCAGCGCGACCGCAGCATCTGGCGCGGAAACTTCCGATACATGTCTTTGCCGCCGAGTCCGGCTTCCTTCGCGCGACGCATGTCCCAGTCAATCCGCACCGTCCCGCCGTGCGGGTGCGAGAAGGTCGCCTCGGCGCACTCGTTGTCGAGCCGGTGCCACTGCACCGATCCGCCGGCCGCGATGAAGTCACGCAACATCGCCTCGGCCTTCTTGCTCGGCCGTCCGCTGATGATGTCGTAATCGCGCGCCGCCGCCGCCGGATGCTGGCCGTTGGCCTGCGCCACCAGCATCAGCGCAATCACCTCGTCCGGCGTTTTCATGCCGAACAACTTCGATTTCGCCATCGCTTCGGCCATCTGCCGCATGTCCTGGTAGGGGACGATGTTGCTCACGTTCTCTCCTTGCTCAGTCGCTCGATGGTGTCGTGCAGGACTGTCAGTTCGTCCTTCTTCAGCACCTTCCAGATCCGGCGCTGTCCGTGCCAGCCGTTGAATCCGTCCCTGTGGCAGCTTCCACAGAGCGGGATGCAGAGAAAGTGCCGGCCCTGCAAGATGTGATGCGCCTCGGACGGCGCAGCAGAGCCACAGACGCCGCACGGAAGCGACTTGATGCGCTCCAGGTGCTTGCGCGCCGCGACGCTGATGCGCTCGCTGTTCACTGCCGCTGCTCTCGCCGGAACAGGTGCGCGATCCGCACAAGCAAGGGATCGGCCCGCCAGTGCTCACGCGCCTGACGCACTTGGGCCGGAGTCGGGTCGGTGCGCTTGGCGCGTTTGTAGTCGCACATGGCGAGAGCTTCGGCGGCGGTTCGGTAGATACGCATGTCAACACCTCCAAGCGAGGATTGCGCCGAGCAGGATTCCGAGCGCGACGAGAGCCAGCGCGTCCTTGACGCGCTCGTCGTGCCAAATCTGGCGCAGGACGTAGTACAGGATCGGCTCGCGGCGGATATAGGCGGGTCTCATGTCAGTAGTCCTCATCCATTGCCACGGTTTGCGCCGCGATCCCGTACACGGCCGGGTCGCGCTCCACGGCGCGCTCGACTTCCGCGCGGATCGTCTCGGCAGCGGTCGCCAGTGCTTCCGGGTCGTCGCGGCGAGCGGCCATGTGGAGCAGATCGAACACGGCGCGCTCGAACGTCATTGACTCGCCGTGCAGCCGAACGCGCAGTTCGTGCAGCGGGATTTCGGCGTCGCTGACGAGGCGCGTGCAATACGCCGGGTCGCTGGCAGCGCGGCCGACCATGCGCACGACCTCGCGGCTGATGCGCTGTTCGAGCGCGGCGTCTGCGGCTTCGCGGTCGTCCTGTTGGCGCTTGAGCCGGTCATAGCGATAGTCGATTGCCGATTGCAGGGCGGCACCAGACAGCTTGCGTTTGGTCGCGTATTGCACCGACATGGCCGTGCTGATTTCGTCGGCAAGGTCGTGCGCTTCGTGAAGGTTGCTCATGCCAGCAATCCTCCGAGTTCGAGCACGCGGGTAGCGCGCTCGATCACCTGGTCGTCGGCCGGCGTCAGCGCGCGCCGGCTCGCCAGCGGCAGCAGCCCCGCCAGGCACTCGCGCAGCAGGCGGTTCGTGCGAGCCAGTTGCTCGGCGTCCTTCTGCAGCAAGCTGGCGCGGAAGCCGGCTTCGGCCGCCTGCGGGCTGTCGGCGAGGCGCGGCAGGTCGGCCAGCGCGATCCGCTCGTCGCTGTGGATCGGCGCGCACGGCCCGGCGTGGCCGATGGTGGCGGCCGGGTTGGCGTAGCGGGTGAGGGCGGCTGACATCTGCGGCTCCTTCGTGCGGTGACAATGAGTGAAGCGTAAAGCAATGCGGTTCCGAGGTCAAGCAATAATTGACCTTACAGCGAAGCTTCATCGATCATTGTTTCGATGTCCAATTCCAGGTTGTCAGCCTCGAACGACACACCGGCCGCCGCCGCCTCGACATTCTTGACGGCCTGACGGTAGTAGCTGGCTTTCAATTCCGCGCCGATGCCGCGCCGGCCCAACATGACCGGGGAATAGACTTCGGAGCCGACGCCCATGAACGGCGTGAACACGGTTTCGCCGCTGTTGCTGAACAGCTCGACGCAACGATCAATCACGTCGAGCTGCAATGGGTGAACGTGCTTTTCGTCGTCGGTGTCCCGCGCCGCCCGGAACGGCAGCACGCGATTCATGCGAACGTCGTCCCACATGCAATCGGCGTACTGTCTCCAGATCCAATGTGAAAAACGGTTCTCCGTTTGCTTGCCTTTCCATCCGCGGTACTTGATGACATCGGCCGGCGGTACGCGCTCGCCAGCGTAGTCGAGCATCCCGGTCGGATGCTGCACCGGGACGGGATTCTTCCCCACGCGCCGGAACGTCAGCAGTTGGTCGCCAGAGGCAACGCCGCAGTCGATCGAGTCAGCCACCAGTGCGGCATGGGCGAGATTCTTCTGCATCGTGCGCAGGCGCACCGCGAGCGGCTCTTTCCAGATCATCCGCCGGCCAGTGAACCGCCATCCCTCCCGTTCGTGCAGTCGAATGATGTCGCCGGGAAAGTCGATCAGCGAATCCGTGCCGCTGTTGCTGCGGGGAACGTCCATCGCGTGGACGCAAGTGATCCGTCCGGGCATCGTGATCCGCGCCAACTCGCGGACGACAAAAGCGTAATGCTCGAAGAACTGGTCGTAGTCGTCGCAGTTCGACAAGTCGCGCTCGTTGCTGCTGTAGTGGTACAGGCCGCCGAACGGTGGAGAGTAGATCGACAGGTGGACGCTCGCATCGGGCAATCCCTGCATGACCTCGATGCAGTCGCCGTGATACAGAGCGTACTTGTCGGTGATTACTTGATCGTGGACAGCCATTGCGGAACCTCGATGGTGGATTGAAATTGCGATGCGCGGTCGATGGCGATGGCCGCGTTCATCTCGGCGACCAGCGACGAAAACATCCGGTCGGCCTGCTCGGCCTTGCGCTGAAGGTTGCGCAGCACGCCCAATTCGCCCTCGGTCGTGACCAGATCAACATGCACGGGCCGCTTCTGGCCGAAGCGCCAGCAACGCCGCACGCCCTGGTAATACTGCTCGAACGAATGCGACGGAAAGAAGGTGATATGCGCGCAATGCTGAAAGTTGAGCCCCCAGGCGCCGATCTTCGGCTTCGTGACGAGTACGCGCGCCTTGCCCGAGGCGAACGCCATCATCCGGTCCTCTTTCCTGTCGTCGGAATCGGCGCCGCTGACCTGCACGGCATCCGGTATCAGCCTCTCGAGTTGATCGCCTTCTTCGTTGAGGTGACACCAGACCAGCGCGGGCTGTCCGGTGTTCCAGACCAGCTCGGCGACCCGTTCGCAACGCTCGGCCACGGTGCGGCGGCGTTCGTCGCGCTGTTCTTTCAACCCGGCGGCCGGCAAAGCGAACAACATTCCCTCGGGTAGCGTGTCCGCTTGGACAAGGTGCTCGCGTTCAGTGAGCGGCGGCAAGACAAAGCGATCGTCCGAAAATCCGAGGTCGGATGGCCGGCGGATCGCGCGAGCCCATGAGCAGACCCATCGCCAGAACGGCAGCTCGGCGTGGCCCTTGAATCGCCACTTGATGACTTCGCCACGCATCCGGCCTTGCGCGGAGTTGTTCAGGTCGTTCTTGAAGAAGCGATTGAGCATGTCCATGTGCCCGAGGTAGCCGAGGGCCTCGGATGACGTGCCAAGCTCGATATAGTCGTTCGGCGCGGCCGTGGCGGTGGCCAGCAATCGGTACTGCATCTTGCGCATGAACACCGTGATCTCGCCGCGACGCTTGCCATCGAAGCTCTTGAGGATCGACGACTCGTCGCAAACGACGCCAGCGAAGTCGGACGGATTGAAGTAATGCAGGCGCTCATAGTTGGCGATCGTGATTCGATGCGCCGCGCCATCGGCAGACCGTTGTGCGTCGATGCCGAATTTCTGCGCCTCGTGTACGGCTTGATGCGAGACGGCCAGCGGCGTCAGGATAAGGACGTTGCCACCAGTTTTTCGGGCGATGTTCTCGGCCCAGACCAATTCCATCGGCGTCTTACCGAGTCCGCAGTCGGCGAAGATCGCGGCGCGGCCCTTGCGGATCGACCACTCAACGAGCGCGGCCTGAAAATCGAACAGCCAATCCGGCATCCACACGGGCGAAAATCCCGAGTCGCCGTAGAACTGCGTCTTGTGCTCAAGAAAATCTTGATAGTCCATTGCATCCCCTGCGAATTCCCTACAGGGTAAAGCAATGCTTTGGTATCAGTCAAGCGCGACCCGTTTCCGGTGTTACGACAGCCAGTAGACGATTCCGCATTCGGTGGCGATGGACTGCTGCGAAACGTCGGACTGCGCGAGCGCATAACGAAGCTTTGCGGCAAGTGCTGAGGCTGGCGCAGGCATCGGCCGATTGTCCGAATTGCCATGATGCGCGGGCAATACTTGACGGCGACCAAAGCAATACTTTACCCTGTCCAACATGAACGCATTCGACAGGGCTCTGAAGGTGGCCGGCGGCCCGACCAATCTAGCCGAAGCCATCGGCGTATCCCGCCAGTTCATCCACCAATTGCAGACGGGGCGCAGGCCCATCCCGCCGCGGCTGTGCGTGGAAATCGAGCGGGCAACAGGGGTCAAGCGCGCCCATCTGCGCCCGGACATTTTCGGCCCTGTCGCGGCTTGATCCATGTCCCTCGACAGCCGGCTCAACCGCGAGACGCGCGCCGAGTGGCTCTTGGGCTACCTGAGCGAAGCGGGCGAGGCGACGGCAGCTCAGATCGCCGAGCAAATGGGCTGGTCTATCCAGCATACCCGCGAGGTAATGACCGAACTGGAAACCGCCGGCATGGTTTCGCGGGAACGCCGTGGGCCGACGTACTTCGGTCAGGGCCGCCGGCCAACACTGTTTCGGGTGCGCAATGCCTGACCCGATTGCTTGGACGGTCGCGCAGATGGTCCGCGTTGACGACCTTCCGGGGGCGCTGCCTGCCGAGAAGCCGAACAGCCGGCCGGCAGGAACAGCATCCGAAGCAATCAGGAAGCACCTGGATCGGACATGGCGCAGTCGTCCCGAGTTGGCGCGGCTTGCCGGTGTCGGTCAATCGACAGTGGGCCGGGCAATGGCGCACCTGGTCGCCACGGGCGAGGCGGAAATGCTGGAGGCGCGGTTTCCTCTGGCGGCGCAATACAGGCGGGCGCGATGAGCGATCCCGTCGACTGGATGATTCAGCAGCTTGAGCGCGCCGCGCAGCCGGTGGTCGTTGGCGAATCGCGCCGCGTGCTCATGGCGGAACGTGTCGCAGCGTTCGTCAAGTCCCGGCAGGAACTGGTGTGCGTCAAGGATGTTTCCAGGCACTTTGGATTGCAAGGCGCTCGGTCGGCGCAAGTGCTGCACGAGGCCGAACACCTAGGACTCATTGAACTGAAGGTGCGCGGCGCTGGATCGAGGCCGCATCTGTACGGAGGGACGTAGCGCAGCAACCTCGCTGCGTGTTTGGTTGCAAGCCTTGTCCGCGCAGCGTTGAACACCCCGAGACAAGGGCAGTCGTGGAGGAACGGGAACAGGGCGGCGAAGTTAGCACCCTGAACGACGAAAAGGCTGACGGGTCATGCGGCTCCGACGGAGGAAGCATGTGAAGGCAGACCGGGGCTAAGGCTAGGTCTGCCCACCAACAGAGGAATGGACCTGTTCTTAGAACCAAGCGATGAACGAACCGACATGGACAAGCGAGTTTGAAGTGCAAGCATGGCTCTGGAATGCACTGCGAGAGCTTGGTTTCAACGTGCGCGGCGAAGTGAAGTACAGGCTGGAGGATCGGGCTTATTGCCGGTTCGATCTTGCTGAATTTGATAGCGCCGGATTGCTGGTCGGCGTTATCGAAGTCAAGGCGCGCCCGGTTAAGCACCGGACGGCTGGTGGATGGAAGGCGACGAGGCAAGGGAAGCGATACACGGCGCTGAACGTCCCTGTAGTTCTCATTTGTGGAATGGAACAGGCTGAATCGCTCGTTGAAAGCGCACGCGCCTGCGGCAGTCTGTTTACGTGAATGGAGGCGAAGATGCGAGAAAAGAAGGTGGCGGCGGTCGAAAAACACTTGCGGCGCGACTCGATCACTTCGTTGGAGGCGTTCAATTTGTACAAAGTCACGCGGCTAGCGGACGTAATTCACGAATTGCGCACGCGGCACGGTCTGAACATCGCAACCGAGTTGTTGCCGAGCGGGACGACCAGGTATGCGCGGTACTACATGGTGGGCCAATGATGTTCGCCGATTTTTGGGCGCTCTATCCGCGCCGGGTCGCTCGGCGGGCTGCCGAGAAGGCGTTCGACCGACTGACGGACGAAGAAAAGCGGGCGGCATTACAGGCGTTGCCGGCCCATGTGCGGCACTGGCGGGGGAAGTCGGTGGAATACATACCGCACGCCGCTACCTGGTTGAATCAGGCGCGATGGGAGGATGAATTGCCAGCGGCGCAGGGGAAGTACGGCGGGGTGATCGAGCAGCTAACGGGATCGCTGAATGTCATCGACATCTCTGCCCGCCGAGTGGGTTAACCGGCTTTTTGCTCGCATGGTGGCGATCTATGGAAGCCAAAAAGTCGGCGCGATGTGGGCGGATAGCGATATCGAATCGGTGAAGGCGGTATGGGGTCAGGCGTTGGGAAGGTTTCAGCCAGGGTCAATCGGCGGGGCAATACAGAGGTTGATCGACAGCGGCAATGGCTGGCCGCCTACGCTGCCGGAGTTCGTGGAGTTGTGCCGCCAGTCGGCGCACGACAGGAACACGGCGGCGCTGCTGAAACTGCCACCGGCCCGGACGGACAACGAGACGGCGAAGCGGAAGGTCGCGGAGTTGATGGCGAATCTGGCGAAATCGAGGCGCGTCGAGTGACTTGCGGGCACTGCCACTACAGCGAATATCGGGCCGGGTTGTGGTGCCGGCTGCACAAGAATATTGCAGATAAGCGTTGCGGCGCGTTCCTGCGCGAACCTGGGGCCGATGATGACCTGTGAGACGTGCCGCCACCACGACCCACGCACCTACTCTGTGCCGACCTGCGCGCATCCGAAAGCGTACAGGCCGAACGGACACGCCGAGGCGTGCGTGGTGAAGCTGTGGAACATGAAAACCGACGACTGTCCTCATTGGGTGAAGCGGTGAGACGCCGCGCAAAGGTAGACAAAAACCAAGCCGACATAGTTGACGCGCTGCGTCGCGCCGGAGCGTCGGTAATCAGCCTTGCAGCCTGTGGCGGCGGAATCCCCGATCTCCTGGTCGGACACAGGAACAGGACAGCGTTAATCGAGGTCAAGAATGGCTCCCTGCCGCCGAGTGCGCGTGGCCTGACGCTAGATCAGCAGATATGGCACGCCGAATGGCGCGGCGGAACGCTGGCCGTGGTGTGCGATGTGGAAAGCGCGATCAGGGTATTACGGGTGATGGAGGCGAAATGAGACAGCGCAATTGCATCGTACTGCTGCCGGACGCATGGGACTACTTCGAGCGTAGCCAACCGCTGTACATGAGCGGCAGCGGGCACAGCGTTAGCGCCGACGAACCCGATGACGACCCTGCCGAGCAGGTACGCAAGATCGCCGAGGAAGTGACGGGCAAGAGTTTTGAAAGGCCGACGCGCCGAATGGGGTTCCTGTGATCGAAACCCTGCACGACATAGCCGACCAATGGGACGGTGACTGCGCCGGGTTCCTGGTGCTGATCTGGCACTCGGGCGGAATCAGCATCATGGGCAGCGGGACTGCTAGCGGGAACTTGCACGAACTGCTAGCAGATGCGCAACAGGCGTTACGGACGGCGGAGGGTGCGCCGGAGGGGCTTCAATGATCGACAAAGACACCCTAGCTGATCTTCTGACGCGGTGGGCCATGTGGGCTGCCGGCGGAAACCGTGCGATGCTCGGATATGCGATGGTCGGGTACGCCGAGCGGATCGGATCGAGCTTCAGCACGGACAACAGCCCGGACCCGGTTGACCCGCTGATCCTGCGGCTAGACGAGTGCGTGCGAAAGCTGCCGCCGGATCATGCTACGGTCATTCACTGGCACTATTGCCGGCCAGGTACCGCCAAAGCCAAGCGCGCCAGGTTGGACATGAGCCGGGAGCGGTACTACGAACTGCTCGACCACGGCCGGGCGTTTCTGGCGCACCTGATGGACGAAACTATTACGGCGCAACACAGCGGCGCAGCGTCGCAACAGATGTTATAAGGATTGGCAATGCTGGCGCAGTGCCAGCAGGAACCCTCCTTTCGGGGATGTACTTAGGCTCGCTTCGGCGGGCCTTTTCTTTTGGCGTGACCGCGCCGCAATCATGGGCAGACCAACCATTTTCAGCCAAGAGTTAGCGGACGCGATTTGCGCACGGCTAGCGGAAGGGGAGAGCCTGCTGTCGATCTGCCGGGACGATGGAATGCCGGCGGAAAGCACTGTGCGCCACTGGGTCGCAGAGGACCGCGAAGGATTTTTTGCGAAATACGCCCACGCGAGAGATATCGGGCTGGATCATCAAGCCGACCGGATCATCGAGATTGCCGATACCGAGGAAGATCCAGCGCGGGCGCGTGTCATGATCGACGCGCGGAAGTGGCATCTGTCGAAGATGGCTCCGAAGCGGTACGGGGAGAAGGTCACTACCGAGATAAGCGGGCCGGGCGGCGGGCCTGTGCCGCTCTCGCTGCAAGTCGAATTCGTCAGTGCTAAAGGCGCAGTTTCCTGAGAAGCTCGCCTTCCTGTTTCAGCCGGCGCGGTACAAGGTCGCTCATGGCGGCCGGGGTTCCGCGAAGTCCTGGGGCTTTGCTCGGGCGCTGCTGATACAGGCGGCGCAGCGGCCCTTGCGGGTGCTGTGTACGCGGGAGATTCAGAACAGCATCGCCGACTCGGTACACAAGCTGCTAGCCGACCAGATCGCCGGCATGGGGCTTGAGTCGATATTCACTGTGCAGCAAACGGCCATCTACGGGCCGAACGGGTCGGAGTTCATCTTCGCCGGCCTGCGCACTCAGGATATCAACAAGATCAAGTCCTTCGAGGGCGTTGACGTTGTATGGGTCGAGGAAGGCCAGGCGGTCAGCAAGAAGTCCTGGGACGTGTTGCTGCCGACGATCCGAAAGCCCGGCTCCGAGATATGGGTGTCGTTCAACCCTGACCTTGAATCCGACGAGACGTACCAGCGATTTGTAGCGCAGCCGCCGGCCGGTGCGGTCGTCGTGCAGATGAACTGGCGGGACAACCCGTGGTTTCCGCCGGAGCTAGAGGCCGAGCGACAGGACACGCTCAAGCGCGATCCAGAGTCCTACGAAAACATTTGGGAAGGCGTGCCGCGCCGGTCGGTGCAGGGCGCTATCTACGCGAAGGAAATCGACAAGGCGTATGCCGAGGGTCGGGTGCGGCCGGTGCCGTATGACCCGAAGCTCAAGGTTCACACGGTGTGGGACTTGGGCTGGAACGATTGCATGTCGATCTTGCTGGTGCAGAGGTCGTCAAGCGAGATCAGGGTAATCGACTTCATCGAGGATACGCACCGGACGCTCG